ATCTTGAGGAGGGGTTAAAGGTTTTCAAGCAAGAATTGACCGATAAGGGGTACACCAACATCCCATACGTGAATATGATCGAAGGGGTGAGGCCAAGCGAAACTTTTGCTAAAGAGTTTAAGTATACTCCAGAAAACGTAAGCAACATTATGCTTGTGGAGCGTACCGCTGGAGATCCCGAAGTTATTAGAAGCAGGTTTGCTCAATTTAATGATGCTTACGACCCATCAATTATGGCGGCCAATACCTCCAAAAGTGCCGGTATTCTCGCCGCCGTTTCAAATAAAGACCCCAATAAAGCCTTAAAGGGAGAGTTAGACCCTATTGGCTACCAAAATACAAAAATGAGAAAGTTTTTATCGGATACTGACGTTAAGTTTAAAGATACCGGCGAAAATTTACCGCGCAACCCCATATCTTGGGAAGATATGGAAAATAAACTTATTCTTCCGTTTTATGGAGACAGAACGTCTCGCGGACTACTTATTGAAGGCGTTGACGATATTAAGTTTGACGATCCTGTTTATACTGAAGGCGGTGTAGACTTTATGGTTGGGCCAGCGGCTCAACAGGACAGAGCAATATGGGCCTCTAATAAAAATATCATTACTCGCATTGAGGACGAAGCAACAAAAGCACAAAGAGACACAGGTGGCGAAGACGTTTATGGCGTAACTGGCAGCATGGCGCCTGACGCAAACGATTTTGCCACATTTACCGGCGCTACTATGGCAGAGCTTGTTAAGGGATCAAAGATTAGCAAGGAAGCGACTAAAAAATTTAACGATACTATGAGAAGCCTTGTTGACCCAGACTTTGTGGGGTTACGCTCTCCAAAATTGCGCGAGTGGGTCATTAATACTAGTTCGCCAAAAAGAAAAGCCTTTATTAGACTTATGGACAGCAACCCTATGCAGGCCGAAGGCTTACCATCCCCAGCGCAGGGGAGATATGCTGTTACAGATCCAACTCAAAAAGATCTTGGTTCTGGCATGTTTGGTTTAGGCGTTTCTAAAATCGACACAAGCGAACCACTTCTTCAAAATGTCTCTAAAGGCAATATATTAGCGGCTAGAGTGCCACACTCAACGTATAACACTCAGATAAAAGGTGATTATACTGGTTCACTTCCGCCCGTACCTCAAAAGCTTATATTTAGAGACGTATATAAGCCGCGTGAAGGTTTACTTGACAAGCGCGGGCTACCACTTACAGAGGCAAACATGTCTCATGCCATTAAAACTATTATGCCGGTGCAGAGAATAACGCCTGAGATACTAGAAAACATTATGAGCTATTTGGAAAGGCAAGGGCAGTGATACAGAACGAAATCAACCAAATCATGAGCGCCCTCGAAGAAGAGCTCGAAGTAAACGTAATGGGTGACGACGAGCTACAGGGCATCGTCGGCAAAGAGATCGAAGACGCGATTGACTACTCCGACAACTGGGTATCGCCATATCGCGCCACGGCAACCGAGTATTATCGCGGCGACCCGTTTGGCGACGAGGAAGAGGGCCGCAGCCAAGTGGTCAGCATGGACGTACGGGATACCGTACAGGCCATCATGCCGTCGCTGATGCGGATATTCCATAGCACCGACCGCACGGTGGAATACGCGCCGCAGGGGCCGGAAGACGTTGCCGCGGCGAAGCAGGCGACCGAATACGCAAATTACATCATCAATCGTGACAACAACGGCTTCTTGCACACGCACGCCGCGTTCAAGGACGCGCTGATCCGTAAGGTGGGCGTGCTAAAGTGCTATTGGGACGATCAGACGAAATTCGAGACACACGATCTCACGGGGCTCGACGATAACGCTCTGGCGGCGTTGATGTCAGATCCGGCGGCGGAAATTGACATCCTCGCCTCCGAGCCGTTTGGCGAGCCCTCAATGGACCCCATGACCGGCGAGATGTTACCGCCTGCCATGATGCACGCCGTGCGCGTAACATATACGCACCCAGATGGCCGCGTGAAGCTGGAAGCGGTGCCGCCCGAAGAGTTCCTTATATCGCGTGAGGCGAAGTCTCTGGAAGACGCCGATTACGTTGCGCACCGGCGTATTCTGACCGTCTCCGAGCTTGTGGCGATGGGCTATGATTACGACGAAGTTGTAAAAATGTCTTCGGCGCACGAGGACATGGCGACGAACATTGAGCGCACCACGCGAAACCGCGCGCTGAATAACGAGATGAACGAGCGCCACGATCCCGCGATGAAGAAGGTGCTTTACGTCGAAAACTACATCAAAGTTGACTACGACCAAGACGGCATCGCGGAGTTGCGTAAAATCTGCACCGCCGGCGACGGCAACAAGATCCTTATGAACGAGCCGTGCGCGATAGTTCCGTTTGCGACGTTCTGCCCAGATCCAGAGGCGCACGACTTCTATGGCATGTCCACCGCTGATGCGGTGATGGACATCCAGCGGATCAAATCTTCAATTATGCGCAACACATTGGACAGCTTGGCGATGTCAATTCACCCTAGAGTTGCAATCGTCGAGGGCATGGTCAACATCGAAGACGTTATGAACAACGAAGTCGGCGCCATCATTCGGCAGCGCGCAGCCGGCCAAGTGCAGCCAATGTCCATGCCATTCGTTGGCCAACAGGCGTTTCCTGTTCTGCAATACATGGACGAGATCAAAGAGGCCCGCACGGGCATCTCAAAGGCGTCTGCGGGCTTGGATGCCGGTGCATTGCAGTCATCCACCGCGTCGGCTGTACAGGCCACTGTCAGCGCCGCTCAACAACACATAGAGCTTATCGCGCGGATCTTTGCGGAAACCGGCATGAAGCAGTTATACAAGATCGTGCTTCACCTGATCACAACGCATCAAGACCGGCCACGTATGGTTCGGCTGTCCAATGAGTTTGTGCCGATTGATCCGCGCGTTTGGAACGCCAACATGGATGTCAGCATCAACGTCGCGCTTGGCCGCGGCACCGATACCGAGCGCATGATGATGCTGCGTCAGATCGCGGACATGCAGAAAGAGGCAATGGCCACTATGGGGCCGGTCAACCCGCTTACCGATATTGCCAAGCTGTCAAACACTCTGAAGGCAATGACAGAGCTCGCCGGCTTCAAGGATGCGTCTCAGTTTTGGTCAGATCCGACGCAGTTCCAGCCTCCGCAGCAAGAGGAAAAACCGGACATCAACGAGCAACTTATCGCCGTCCAGATCCAACAGATCCAAGCCGACATACAGAAGAAGGCGGCAGAGTTGCAGCTTGAACGTGAAAAGATGATTATGGAAGACGACCGCAAGCGCGACGAGCTCGACGCCGAGCTCTTTGTGAAGGCGGAGGAGATGCAAGCTAAATATGGCACGCAACTCAACGTCGAGAAGATCCGCTCAGACTTGGCAGTCAACCGCGAAGTCATGAGAGCGCAAGCGGACGTCATCAAAGGATCTATTGATGACTAAGTCAAAACAGCAAATTATTGACGACGGCCACGCGGCTGATCGTCTTTTGCGCGATACTGATCTCAGCCGTTTTTTAGATGAGATCAAACAGGATTGCTGGGTCGAGTTTGAAGCCACAGCAATGGGAGACGGGGAAGTACGGGAAGGCATCTACATGAAACTGCGAGGGGTTGAGACAGTGCGTCAGGCTCTTCGCGCTATGGTAGATAACGCATCTATTGAAAAAAAGGTTAAGTAGATGCATAATAGGAGACAACGATGTCAGAAGCCAACACCCCGTCACCACTTGGGATTGATCTGAACACTGCACAAAATGCCATCAGGGCCATGATCGCCCCCGAAGAGGACACTGCGACGACCACTGAGGCGCTTGAGGCTGAACCGACTGAACAGGTCGAGGATGCCGAAATGTCAAACGATGACGCTTCATATGAAGAACAATCTGAAGACGAGCTTGAAGTTGAAGCGGAAGCTGAAGAACAGGACGACCAATCCTTTGACATACTTGGCGCATTAGTCGAAGTAGACGGCGAAGAGATTACAGTCGAAGAGTTACGACGCGGAAACCTGAGACAGAAAGATTATACGCGAAAGACACAGGAGCTTGCCGAAACTCGAAAGCAGTACGAGGCACAGTATTCTGAGCTTGAGCGTGAGCGGGCACAATACGCCCAGCTATTGCCTGCATTGCAGCAACGGCTGGAGCAACCGGCAGAAAGAGAGCCAGACTGGGACACGCTGTACGATACAGACCCCACCATGGCAGCGAAAGCAGAACGTCAGTGGCGCAAGCAGCAATCTGAGCGGCAATCTCAGCTTGAGGCGGTGCAACAGGAACAGGCAAGAATGGCGCAGATACAGCAACAGCGCATGCAGCAAATGCAAGCACAGTATGTTGATCAGCAACGCGAAGTCTTACCTGATCTGATACCCGAATGGCGCGACAGTAAGGTCGCGGCAAAAGAGGCGACAGAATTGCGTGATTTTCTCTTAGAAGAGGGATTTACGGAAGAAGACGTCAGCGGGCTGGCTAATGCATCACTTGTTAAACTGGCCAGACAGGCCATGCTTTACAGTCGAGGTCAAACTCGCGCGACGCAGGCGAAAGCCAAGCCGAAGCCGAAAGCCAAGACAATGAAGTCAGGATCGCGTGGATCTCAGCCGAAACCCAGAGCCCCTCAAGAGCAAGCGCTCCAGCGCGCACGTCAAACTGGCCGCGTCGATGACGCCGCGGCTGCAATTAGATCTCTTTTGTAGGAGGCCATTATGGCAATCGTAACTAACACATTTACCTCGCACAGCGCGGTAGGTATCCGTGAGAGCTTGGCGGACATCATTTCGTCCATCTCTCCAGAGGAAGTTCCATTCCAAAGTAATGTCGGATCTGAAAATGTTTCCAACACATACTTCGAGTGGCAGACTGACAGCTTGGCATCAACAAGCACAACGGCCATCATCGATGGTGACGATGTATCGTCTTTTGACGCGACGTCCGCAACGACCCGCGTCGGTAACTACACGCACATCCGTCGTCGTACAACTATTGTCGCTGACAACCTTGCCGCGCAAGACCTTGCCGGCCGCAACGACGAACTGAGCTATCAAATCGCAAAACGCGGAAAAGAGCTCAAAAGGGATATAGAAGCTACCCTTACGGACAATAACGCTCAGGTTGCAGGCAACTCTTCGACTGCACGCGAAACGGGTGGACTTGGTGCGTGGATTGCGACCAACGACAACCTCGCAGGCGACGGCGCGGCTCCGACTGGTAATGGTACTGACGCCCGCACAGACGGTACTCAGCGCGACTTCACCGAAGCCATGCTGAAAGACGCAATGCAGCAAGCATTTGTCTCCGGCGGTCAGCCAAGCATCCTCATGGTAGGACCACACAACAAGACGGTCGTATCAGGGTTTGCTGGTATTGCGGCGCAGCGTTACATGGCGCCAAGCGACAGCCCAACGACAATCATTGGCGCGGCAGACGTTTACATGTCTGACTTCGGCACCTTGAACGTGGTTGCAAACCGCTTCTCGCGTGAACGCGATGCGTGGCTGCTTGACCCAGAGTATGCATCTGTATGCTACCTGCGTCCGATCCAGAACGTGGAGCTCAGTAAAACCGGCGACGCCTCCAAGTCTATGGTTATCGCGGAGTTCGGCTTGAAGGTTCTCAACGAAGCGGCCCACGCCGTCGTGGCAGACCTCAACGTATCATAAGTTTAAGCGGGGCGGCTTCGGTCGCCCCGTTACTTTGGAGATAGGCATGAAGAAGCGTTTATTTGGCCACGATCCACTTACCGGCGTCACAGAGTATTGGCACGTCACGGATAAGGGAGAGTACGTCATTGAGAAGATACAAGACGTCACGTCAATTGTTAAGGCGAATAAGCGCCAATACAATGAGGCGCCGCAAAAATACGGCGACATGAATAAGGTGGCGTCAATTCCTCTTTCAGTGTATTATGAGCTCAAGCGCCAAGGGATTGCCGACGATCCAAAGGCATTTAGAAAGTGGTTGAATGATAGCAATAATCAAGCGTTCAGAACGCGATTAGGTACGCTGTAATGAAGCTACATTATAGACAGCCGTCAAGGAGATAGGCATGGCACTAGGAACATATGCAGACTTGAAAACTGCAATTGGAGATTGGTTGAACCGCGCCGATCTCGACCAAAAAATACCTGACTTCATCAGCCTCGCGGAGAGCACGCTAAACGACGTTTTGCGGCAAGCTGATATGATTACACAGTCAACCGGCGTCACCATCACGTCTGGTCGGGCAACCTTACCAGCGGATGCTTTGGAAGTTGTGTATGCTCAAGTTGCATCCGCGGAGGATGAACCCTTGGAGCAAATCTCTCCACAACAGCTTACGATGCTGCGTAGAACGCGGACCCGTGACGCGGCCAACCCGCGTTTCTTCGCAATCGTTGGACGTCAGATTGTAGTCACACCCACTCCAGCGTCAGGCAGCTTAGACATTGATTACTACCAGCGCATCCCAACGCTTGTGGGTGGTGCGGAGGACGGAACAAACTGGCTTTTGACTGATGCGCCGCACGTTTATCTGTACACGTCACTGTTGCATGCAACGCCGTTCCTCATGGATGACGCGCGCTATCAAGTGTTCCAGAACACCGTGTCTCAACAGGTCATGGCATCCGTCAAGTCGCAGCAAACTCTGTCTCTTGATGACATGAAGTCAGCGGGCTTTAGCCTACGGGCGCCGACTGACCTTACCGCGCAGGCGATGGACGCAAAAGCCGCTGTCAGCAACGCTGCAAATAACATGTAAGGTGCGCAATGCCGTCTACTTATTCAGAGCTAAAAGACCAAGTTATAAACTTTCTAAATAACATGGCGGCAGAGCAAACTGTTGACACGTTCATTGACTTGGCAGAGGCAGACATGTCGCGCCGCGTGCGCCATTGGCGCATGGAAAAGCGCAGCACGGCAGATCTGGACACACAATATATCACTCTGCCCACTGACTTTTACGAGCCGATCAGGCTCAGTATTACGACCGGCAATACACACCGCTTGGAGTTGGTCAGTCAGGGCGAGATGATGGACAAGCGGATGCGCGGATTAAATACTGCCGCGCGTCCAAAATACTACGCTTTAACAGATGGTACGATTGAGGTGTATCCCACGCCGGATACAACATATACCTTGGAAATGGTGTATTACTCAAAAATTGTTCCACTGGATAGCATTAACACAAGCAACTGGCTGCTAACATATTTTCCAGATGCCTATCTGTACGGTACGCTTATACACAGCGCGCCATACTTAGGCGAAGACGCCAGAATGCAAGTTTGGTCTGCGTTGTACGAAAAGGCAATTGATGGTATTAATGCAGACAGCAATAAAGCAAAATTTGGTGGCTCCGGCCATCGCATCAAAATAAGGAGCTACTAATGGCAAGTTTAGGTGATCGCGTTTTTGATGAGGGTCTGACGGTCCTTTCAGACGAAGCAAACAAAATAACAATTACTTCGCAGGAAGCAACGACATACACGGACGGTAATTCTACATATGCACTGGGAAGCACCACGTCTGTGACGATTGGTCAACCTACAGACCGATCAGGCGGTGGTCGTGAGGTTACAGTAAGCGCCGTTTCAGACGGCAGTGTAAGCGCTACTGACACAGCAACACATTACGCCATTTTGGACACAACCAACTCACGTTTGCTTGCAACGGGTAGCTTGTCTGCGTCTCAATCTGTGACTGACGGAAACTCATTCACATTGGCATCTTTTAAGATCGGCATACCAGATCCTTCTTAAAAATCAATAATTTAGGAGGGTTACGGGATGGCGCTTGTTGTCGCTGATCGCGTCCAAGAAACCACGACCACAACTGGAACTGGAACCTATGTTCTCGCTGGTGCGAAAGATGGGTTTCAGTCCTTTGCGGCCATTGGTAATGGTAATACGACTTATTATGCCTGTACTGATGGTACAGACTATGAGGTCGGTATTGGTACTTATACACTATCAGGGACAACACTTGCCAGAACTACGATCATCGAAAGCTCTAATTCAGATGCAGCAGTAAACTGGGGCGCTGGTAGTAAGGATATTTTTGTTACTTTGCCAGCGTCGAAGGCGACTTTCCTTGATGCTTCTGGTGATTTTACACTTGTTGGCGCTTCTTATAACGCTGTTTGGGATAAGTCCAACAATGCGCTTGAGTTTGCAGACAATGCTAAAGCCATCTTCGGTGCTGGGTCTGACCTTCAGATTTATCATAATGGTTCGAATAGTTACATTGATGAAGTTGGCACTGGAAGCATTTTTTTACGAACTGACGGAAATGCTGTTATAATTACCAACTCCACAGGAACAAAGGTCAGCGGAAGATTTTTCCCAGATAGTATAGCTGACTTGTGGTATAACGGTTCCCTAAAATTTCAAACAGAAAATACAGGCGCTCGGGTGTATGGCAATCTCGCTGTCACAGGAACCGTTGATGGCGTTGACATTGCCACGAACATCCCATCCTCTCTTGGGACTGCTGGGCAGGTATTAACAGTCAATTCGGGTGCTACGGCTGGTGAGTGGGCTTCTTTGCCTTCTGTCTCTTTAGCAGAACAAGAGTTCACGGCGACCTCTGGTCAAACAGTTTTCACGGTAACTGGTGGAATAACGAATGCTGATAATGTAAGTGTTTATCTTAATGGCTCAAAATTGTTCTCAACTGATGTTACTATTTCTGCCGCTGCAAATACCGTTACACTTGCAACAGGCGCAACAACTGGTGATCTGATTACTGTCACAGAAGTGGCTGGCGCTGCTAGTGGCGGCTCTAGTGGTGGGGTCACAACAGGAAAGGCTATCGCTATGGCGATTGTATTTGGGTAATTAAATGGCTGCACCTAATATAGTAAACGTAGCAACAATCACAGGCAAGACCTATGCCGCTGCTCTTGGCACTACCGTCACAACCTCACTGGTGAGTAACAGCGCATCCTCTGGCAAGGTGTTTAAGATTAACACTATTTTGGTCAGTAATGTCGACGGGGCAAATCCTGCAACGGTCACCGTAGACCACTATGACGGGACCACAGGTTATAAAATTGCAAGCACGATAAACGTCCCTGCCGATAGTACATTATTTCTGCTGGACAAAAATTCATCCTTATACCTTGAAGAAGGTTGCTCAATTCGTGGCGGCGCTTCTGCTGCATCTGACCTTGAAATCCTAATCAGCTACGAGGAAATCAGCTAATGGTTGGGTTTGTTGGAAATGGGCCTCATTTAACAACTGCGGGTGAGAGTGGCGTCTACACTTTGGCTCAGACTGTTGAAGGGTTTTATCCTCCAACTATTCCCGATCTTGATAATTATGTTTACGAGGGTGCTACTCAATCACTTGATTGCTCGCCACCCGAACTTTCCCCAGAGGATTTATATATTACGCCCGATGGCCTTAATATTTTCTTTACAGGCAGATCAGGAGATGTAGTTGCAAAAGCACCTTTATCAACCGCCTATGATTTAACATCTGCGGGAACAATCACAAATTTTTCTGTTAATAGTCAAGAAGGCTCTCCAACTTCGCTTCATTTTGCAGATAACCCCAATGACATATCTACATATGGTAAAAAATGTTATGTAACAGGCACAGCAGTCGATACAGTTTTTGAATATAATCTCACTACTGCTTGGGATTTATCAACAGCTAGTTTTACGACAGGGGATAGTTACAATCTTACGTCAGATGGTTTTCAAAATCCACAGAGTTTAAGATTTAGTCGTGATGGATCAAAGATGTTCGTCTTAGGCCCAGAAGCCATTAACCAATACCAACTTAGCACCCCGTGGCAAGTCAATACTGCTTCCTCGTCTAGTGGGGTTAGAACAAGCAGATTTAGTTCTGCAACTTATGACGGATTGGCCTTCAGTTATGATGGTAAGACTGGATATTTAGTTTCAACAACTGGTGATGTTATGCAGCAGTTTCATATGGGCAGTGCATTTAATCTGATAGACGTAACAAACATTACAGAAGTTACTCTGGACACGAGCGGAAACAAAGCAGGTGTATTTATTAGCACCGACAATACCAAGTTTTTTATTATTGAAGATGCTACTGACTTAGTAACAAGATACAGTTTTGGGTAGGATGGTATGACCAAATCCAGAGACTTAGGCAACTTAGCCAACGGAACTTTCACTGGTGACATTGATGTCACGGGCAGCGTTTATGCCTCAACAAACATTGGTAAAGACAGTGGCGATTACATTACGTTCACTACAGACACTCAGATGGATGTCTATATAAACGGGTCAAATGAGTTTCGCTTTGAAGCAGATGGAGATTTCCATGCGGATGGAAACATCGTGGCTTACAGCACAACGGTTGCTTCTGACGCTGCACTTAAAGAAAACATCAAACCCGTGTTGGGCCTTCAGAGCGTAATGGCTCTTGATGGTGTCAGCTTTGATTGGAAGCGTGATGGGAAAAAGAGCGCGGGTGTTATTGCTCAACAAGTTGAGAAAATAATGCCAGAGGCCGTTACAGAGGTAAAAGCTATGGACGGCTCAAAACACCTATCTGTTAATTATAACGCTTTGACCTCAATTCTTATCGAAGCAATTAAAGAGTTAAAGACTGAAATTGAGGTGTTGAAAAATGCCTCTTCCAAGTAGCGGTCAAATTGATCTCAATGCAATGCACGTCGAAGCTGGTGGAACCACAGGCACGGAAGCAACTATTAATGATAGTGATATTCGGGGCTTAATCAGCAAAGCTGGTGGTGCTCAAATGGCTTTTAATGAGTGGTACGGAGCATCTGCTCTTGTTACTATAGCTGCTCAAAGCAGCGGTACTTCAACTAGCACAACAGTTACGCTGCCGTCTTTTTCTGCTGGAGATATTGCAGTAGCAACAATTGCGGCTGTAGCTGAAAGCTACTCCAGTGGAACATCAATAACAGTTAATACACCTAGTGGGTGGACGCAAGCAGCAGGTTCTCAATCTGATCGCACTGGTCCGTTTACTAAAGGCTCTATCTATGTCTACACAGGTTTAAAAGTTTGTTATAAAGTATTGACGGCTGGCGATACAACTTTTACAAATAGTTCGAGCGGTGCAAGTTCCTTGCTAGCATATAGAACAACAGTTCAGATTTATAGGCCATCCACTTCTTCTCCAACTGTTACATTGAACGATGCGAGTACAGCGAGCAGCAATACTATAAACGCATCTGCCGCATCCTCTAGTGTAATTATGTTTGCTGCAACTGCTGGCAATAGCTCAACGCACACATGGGGAAGTGGTCCAACATACAACAATCAGTTATCGAGGGCTAACACAAATAGAGACACAAGATACGTGCGAGGAAGCAGTCATTTTCAAAGTACAGCAACACCTAGTAATGTTTCTTGGTCTAGCACCACTTCCTCAGACAATAGATATGTTTCTGGATATTTGGAGGTAACGTGATGGTCGATATTGTAACGGGTCGATTACTTGATCATAGTTTGTACGAAAAAGTTTGTGAATTTGTTTGTAGTCAAGGTGTCCATAGCAGTGAAACTGTTGGAAGATTTGCGCAGCAAAATGCGTGTTTTGCCGCAGGTCTGGATGGTGACACTGTTGTTGGAACGAGCCTTAATTTTTCCAACGCAAACACTCAGTATCTTGAAGATAAAATCGGAACGTATTTAAGTAACAACGGCATAACTCTTTCAGAATGTGTTTCACCTGTCGGGGTTTTTGTAAACCCTGATTATAGGGATCAAGGCTTAGGCGATAAATTGTCTGTAGCTAAATCGCAGTTTAGCATTGCTGACGGTTACGTCTACACTGTGCTTTGGGGTTATGAAAGCCAAGCCATATTTGATTACTCAACAAGGATTGGAAATCTGATCGACACTGGCGTGGACGATATGTACGGTTACAGAATTTATTTAAGACGTTTGACTGATGTTGTTTCGGCACTGAGCGAGGAGTAAACTAGATGTTTGGCTTACATCCCATAGCGGCTGCTCCGTTCGCAGATGCGGGTGTAACTTCTGTTGCTTACGAGCTTACCGCTTCTGATATCACGGCAGGTGCGCCAAGCGTAGCCAGTGCCACAGTCACCCAAACACATGCTCTATCAGGAATAGGCGTCACGGCTGGCTCACCAAGCGTTGCGTCCACTGGAACAACCCAAACACACGCCTTTATCTCAACGGCAATCACAACGGGCAACCCATCCGTTGCTTCAAGTTCAATTACGCAGACCCACGCGCTAGGTGCGAACGGCGTCACAACGGGATCGCCCGTTGTTAATGACTGCACGATGGCCGAAGAGGAAACATTTAGTACAAGTAGTCTTGAGACACAAAGCCCCGTCCTTGGCTCTCCTGCAATCACTCAGGAACACGGCCTCACCGCGAACGGCGTCACAACGGGATCACCCGTTATCAATGACTGCACGATGGCTGAAGAGGAAACATTTAGTACAAGTAGTCTTGAGACACAAAGCCCCGTCCTTGGCTCTCCCGCAATCACTCAGGAGCACGGCCTCACCGCAAGCGCGGTTACTGCGCAAAATCCAATCGTTGCAAGCGCATCTCTCACCCAAACACATGCTCTATCAGGAACAGGCGTCACATCTGGCATCCCGACCATTGCAAGCACCGCGTTCACCCAAACATATGCTCTATCAGGAACAGGCGTCACATCTGGCACCCCGACCATTGCAAACACCGCCCTCGCCCAAACACATGCTCTATCAGGAACAGGCGTCACGGCTGGCTCTCCGGTACTAGCAAGCGCATCTCTCACCCAAACACATGCTCTATCAGGAACAGGCGTCACGGCTGGCTCTCCGGTACTAGCAAGCGCATCTCTCACTCAGAGCCACACCTTTGCTGCCTCTGCAAATTTGGTCACGGGTGCGCCATCTGTCGGTTCTGCCGCGATGGTGCGAATTGTTGCGCTTTCGCCAACGGGCTTCGTGGCGGGTTCTCCTGCGCTTGATAGCCCATCATTTACTCAGAGCCATACATTTACAGCGACAGCAATTACAACAGGTGCGCCGTCCGTAGATCAAACATCTATTTTACTTGTCACTCCAATTGCTACAAACGATGTTACAACACAAGCGCCCGTTGTTGACGATGTTGACATAGACCAAACGCATGTTTTGACGAGTGATGATGTTATCAGCGGAAACCCTGTTGCAGACGCGCCAGCGATTACTCAGGAGCATGTTCTTGGCTCAAGCAACATCACTACAAACGCGCCTGTTGTTGGTGACTGCAATATGTCCGAAGAAGAGGCGCTGGCAACGGCTGACCTTGTTGCGGGACAACCAAGCGTTGCTGCAACGTTAATCACTCAAGAGCACGTTCTTGGTGGCGCAGACATAGCGACACAAGCGCCAGAGTTGGCCTCTACGCAAATCAATCAGGGCCACGTTCTTGG